CGTGTAGGATTCGAACCTACGACCGACTGCTTAGAAGGCAGTTGCTCTATCCAGCTGAGCTAACGAGTCAGGTGGTAGTTCCTATCGCCTCTAACCCTGAACTACCAAGGGGGTCACAGCAGTGGTCTCTCAACCACCTCTATAATATAACTGACGTTTAACGGTCCGTCAACCCCTGACCCTGATACCCTGTGCCAGACATCCAACCACCTGGACCCTCCTGGAAGGTTTCTGAACCACCTACGGGATCAAGTTGAACGGTAGTCTTTCCATTCTTAGTTGCCAAGTCATACATCTCTTGATGAATGTTCTCAGACTCATTCGTCCAATACTGACGGTTCTCTTGTTCCTGCTTTTTGAACTCTGTCTCCCGCTCCATGTAATCCTTACTCTCCTCCGAGAGAACTGGATCACCGAACCAAGGATCGTTTGAAAGAACTTCGGGTGCAGGAACCGTCTTAGAGGGATTGAGATTTAGTGGAACAAAGGGGATCGGGATACCCGCAACTTTGATCGGTGTTTCTACGAACATACCTTTAATCTTTTTCTTGATCTTATTTAAGAGTTTCATACAAGAATCATTCGTTGAGTGTAATTATAAGCGTACTGTTCACGGTATCCTTTGATACCCCAACCCAACCAGCGATAGGAGGGTTCCATGTATTGTCTCACAGTTTGGCCACCACCTTCGAACTCAGGCAGTATCTTTTGGAACTGGTTCTCGTTCACCATGTAACGAACCTGACCTTCCAGACTACTGGGATCACAATCATACTGTTTACAGAAAGAACCTAACCCCAAGTATCGTGCTTCAGAAGTCCATTGAATCAGACCATAACCTCCTGTATGACATTCTTCGTAAGGAACACGAGCACCGCCCTCACAAATATTTGAGTGGAAGTTAGACTCTGATCTAATGTTACCCATGATCGTTGCAAGTGCATTACGATCAGTGATACGAGTCTGTTCTTGAAGTTGTTTTAGAACATACTTTTCATTAGGAGAACAATCAGGACACGTCCAAGTTTTGATATCTTCAATTTGGACGGGAACTGCAGTCTCTTCATTAACACTAATGTCCTTTGGGGTTGATGCAACACAGGCAGTTCCAGTGATAAGTGTTGTTGCAACTATAGCATTAAAAATTTTGTTCATAATAATCAAACGTTAAAATAATCCTTACGGTAGTACCGTCCAAGGATATTGGAATTGTAGTACAAAGGGGTCTCGTCTGTCAACTTCTGAGACAGGACCTCGTTGAGGAACAACTGTCTGGTCTCCTCAAAGTTAACCTTTCCCTTTGTACTATGTAGGGATAATATTTCTCTCTTGAAAAATATTGGATTCTTAACAGCCTTAAAGTCTTCCTTTAATTCTGGACAAGATCCGTAATACCGCTTCCAATCACTCTCCTGTTTAACCTTTCGTTTCTTTCCTGGTGGTTTTCGGAAAGACCAGAAGTATTTTCTGCCAATATACTGGCGACCGTTGAGGAGATTTGTAATCCGATAGACAAAACCGAAGTTATCGTCAATATTCTCAGATAAAAAAGGGGCTCCCTCAAAAGTCCAGGGGTTTTCGTAGTCACACACTCAGATCTCACATAGTTCTGAGTTATGTATCATTAATCAAAGTTTGAATCCTGAGAATGTGTCCTTCTTGACATCTTGTTTGATACCACCGACAACGTAAGATTCTACTTCCGTTTCTTGTGGTGCAACCTGGAGACCCTTAGAAGAGATCCAGTGTTGTGTCCAAGGAAGTGGATTGTTCTTTGCGGCAACATCATATACTGGTTTCAAACCGATTGCCTTCATTCTACGATTGGCAACCCACTCAACATACTTCTTCAGAAGTGTGTCATTCAGACCAATCATACTACCATTCTGGAACAGATAATCTGCCCATCTCTTCTCTTCGTTGACAGCCTTATCAAACATGGCATACAACCACTCTTCCTCTTCTTTCATGATCTCCTTCATCTCGGGATCATCACCTGTTCTCCACTTGTTCAGGATGTTCTGAGTGATTGCTAGGTGTTGGTTCTCGTCTCTTGCGATAAGAGAGATGATCTTAGCTG